CGCTCACTGCACGAGGAAGCGCGCGCGCTGCGTGGCGAGCTCTCCGCCATCAGCGGCAGCTTGCTGCGGCTGGAAGCGTGCATCAAGAGCCACTTGGAAGAAAACGCCAAGGTGCTCCCGGTGCTGGAGGATTTGGTCGCGCTGCGCCGCGGCTCGCAGATCGTCATGCCGATCCTTGTCAAGATCGTCGCCGCCTGCGCGACAGTCGCCTGCTCGCTGTGGGCTGCAGCGTACTGGATGCGCGATCACGTCAAGTGGTGACGCGCGACCAGAAATGAAAAAGCCGCCCGGAGGCGGCTTTTTGAAGGTCAGCCAGGCCAGCCAAGTTCGACAGCCGCTTTCATCGCCACTTTGCGCAGTACCGCTTGTTTCGATTCGGCAACGGCGGAAAACGTCCGCTGTCCAGCGCCGGGAATTTTGAGATCGCACGTCCAAATCGACTCAAATGGATTCGTCAACGTCGCATCTGGATCGCCAAAGTTTTGCGCAAGCCACTGTATGGCCGCTGCCCAGTCATCCATTTTTTCCTCGCAGTTCATTGCCTGCAAAGCCCGGCAATTCCGCGGCCTGATAGGCATCAATAGCCACCCGGATTCCCTTGGCGACATTCCCGCCTCCGATCGACGCGGCCTTCGCGCGCCGGGCTGGATCGAGCCGAACCTGCACAGACTCGGTTGGCTGGCCGGGCACAAGGTGAGGGCGGCCTGGGCCGTTAGTGGTTTTAGCCATAGTGACTAACTCGGCAACTGGTTGCCGAACGGGGACTCAAGCAGCGGGTCGTACTGTGCGAACACGGTGCCGTGGCGGTTGTACGCCGTGGCACCGGCATGCGGCCCGGTTGTCACCGTGACCAGAACATCCATGGTGCCGCCGCTTGTTGCGAACCAATTGCCTGAGAGCGCCTCGTTGACGCTCATCGAAGCTACGTCCGGAGCGTTCAGACTAAGGCGAGCACAGCGTGACACATCGACGGTTTCGGATTTGTCAACGATTGGATGATGCTTTTTCATCTCGTTCTCCTGTGGTTAAGGCGCCCGGTCGGTGGGCGCCTCGTTGGTTTCAGATTCCGCAGCGCACGGTGCGGTAAGGCTCTTTCTCTCCATATCTGTGGTACGTGACCCATACGTCCCCAATAACCCCGTGGCGAGCCATTTGGTCGACTACTCGACCACGAGACACGGACAGGCCGCTACGAACAACCGCTACTTGGTTGTCTGCCCTGTCTCTCCCAACGAACACCACACACCCGTCTTTCATCTCGTTCTCCTGTGGTTGAGGCGCCCGGTCGGTGGGCGCCTCGTTGGTTTCAGAGGTCTTTGCCGTAGCCGTCTGCCGACATACGACGTTGCTGGTCGGCCGCCTGTTGGACAACCCGCGCTTGTGCTGCGTCGGCGTCGTATCCGCGAATTTTTGTCTGACGCACCCGGCTGAGCCACAGCGTACCGCCGGCCGCCAGCTTCTGGCCGACCGTTTCGGCGCTGTAGCCCATCTCCGATGCCGTCGCCGCAACCATGGCGGGAATCTCGTCGTCGGCCAGATCACGGTAAGCCATGCCCATCGATCCGTAGCCAATCGACACTTGCATTTTCATCGCCATCTCGTTCTCCTGTCTCGCCCCAGGGTCCGCCTGGCCGGTGTCGGTCTGTTTGCTTGCCCGACAGTTGATATTGTACTCGCTTATTCGAGAGTGTCAACGGGTTTTTGAGCTTTTTTTCAGTCGTGATACGATCTGTCGATGGTGTCGCAAAGTCGTCAATGTCATGTGCGGTTGTTGTGCAGTTGCTGTGCCAGTTGGCGGCTGCAGTTGTCGGTCGCTGACCGCTTGAGCGATCGCAAGCCATTGATTTTGCAAGAGCCCGGATGGTGAAACAGGTAGACACAAGAGACTTAAAATCTGTTTCGTGAACAACAAAAACAATGAGTTACGGTTTTTTGTGCGAATCTTGTGCAGTTGCGATTGCTTCGCTCATCCTGTCCGACCCGGCCCGCAGATCGTCGCGCATCAGGTGCGAGTAGCGCGATGTCTCGGCAGTTGTAGTGTGTCCGAGCAGATCGCGCAGCAGCACCAGGGTGGCGCCAGACTGCGCCCACCAGCTCGCCGCGGTGTGGCGAAGATCGTGCCAGTGTAGCGCCGGCATGCCGGCTTTCTCCCTCGCTCGCTCAAAGTGCGTGCGCAGAGTCTGGTACGACAGCCCAAGCGGTAGCACCAGGTCGGCCATGTCAGCCGGCACCGGCACCAAGCGCGGCTTGCTGGTTTTGCTTATTTCCGGCCCGATCGAGATAAACCCGTCAACGATCGTATCGGCTTGCAGCAGCTCGCCCTGGCGCAGCCCTGTGCGGGCCGATAGGCGGATCGCCAGCGCGACCACCTGGTGCTCGCAGCAATCGGCGATGTTCTCGACTTGCTCGGGAGTCAGGTACGTGTGCCGCTTGACCTCTCCGGGCAGGAGCTTGATCCGCTGGCCAAGCTGCTCGGACAGCCATCCCCATTGGTCGTGGGCCAGGAAAGCGACACGGCGCAGCGCTGCCAAGCGCCGGTTAATTGTGGCAATGGCGAGCCCGGAATCGAGCCCGGATTGCTTGACGCGTTCGGCGACGGCGACAATCTGAGAGATTGGTGTGATCGCGCTGTGGGCCATGATGGCGCGGACCTGGCTGACCACTGCCGGGTAACTGCGCAGCCTCGACGCCTCGCCAGACAGCCAGCGCCGCAGCGCGTCGTCGAGGTAGTGCTCTGGTGTTTTGCCGATCCGACCGGCCAGGATGTCGGCCCGCAGCTTGGCCTCAAGCGCTACCGCGTCCGCTTTGCTACCAGCAGCTCCAGCAGTTCCCGAGATTTTTTGCCCGCCGACCTGAAATCGGTAATGCTAGCGGGACCCGCGTTTGTAGACGGCCACGACCTTTCCCTCCTGGTCTTTTGCCGGGAAATATAGGCCTGTGCGTCGGCTGGGTCAATGCGCACGGCGCCGCGGACGCGGACGGCAGTCAAGGCGCCGTCGCTGATTTCTCGCGACACGGTGCGAGGCGATACGCCAAGGGTTGCGGCAAGCTGGTCTATTGTGAGCAGGGGCGCCATGGGTATGTTATGCACCTGTTTTGGTGTCTACTTCGCGTTGGCAGGCAAAAGCATGTCGCCCTGCACCGCCGTATCGCCAGCGCCGACTTTCGCGTCCTCGAACAGCCGGGGCTGTGCGTAGGCTTGTTCTATTCGGCGGCAGGCTATGTCAAAGTATTTGCGCTCTTTTTCAATGCCAATGAACCTTCTCCCTAGATTCACGCAAGCCAAACCAACGGTTCCGCTTCCCATAAATGGATCGCAAACAATATTCCCAGGAACGCGACAAACAGATTCAATTCCCCATTTAACTGGCTTTGGGCATGGGTGTCCGTCAACGTCGCGGTCTGAAAGTATTGGCGCAGTGAAAACATCAACACTCCCACTAACGCCCTTGCCCCATAGCAACATCGGTTCCCAATTACAAAACCCTAGAGGCGACCTACCCATTGCAGCAGGTTTAAGCCATGCTATTTGCCACTTGAACGGCCTGCGTCTTGCCCACATCGCAACATTCACTGCCCCCGGCGACAAAAGAATCGTTGCAGCAATGCTTTGGCATAAATCAAACCATTCGACGCACCAATCTTCGTATCCTTCAGGTTTATCGTCGTGGCTCTCGTATGCGAACCCAACACCATAGGGCGGGTCTGTTATCACGGCGTCAACCTTTCCGATCATCGGCAGTATCTCCAAGCAGTCCCCATGCCACAGTTCGCAATTCCCGATTGTCACTTTCTCAGCCATCATCACTCCGTTTCACCGTTTGCCTGCCAACCCGGCAGTCCAGCGGACGCCGTACCGGCGCCGCTGACTTTTGCGTTAGACCCCTCGGCAGGATCCAGCACGAAGCACGCAATGTGCCGCCCCGTCCCTTTGCCTTGGGATCCGTCCTCAGTTGCCAGCCAGCGCACATCGCCAAGGTTCCGCACCTTCGCGCCCGCTGCCAGCAACATCAATACCCACTTGTCTATCGGGTACACCAGCACCACACCCTTGCCTTTCTGGTTCTCCGCTATGGCTTTCCGCGCCCAGGCTGTCGGCCCCTTCTTCTTTCCCTGGTGCATCACGGATCCAAAAGGTGGGTTCACGTAACTCGACTGCCCCCACTCGCACGTCAGCCCGTCGAAGTCTTCCGGCTTCGGGAATGGGCAAGGGTCAAAGTCAAACGCGAACTCTGCCTGTAGCGGCTTCATCACTTCTGGAGGCGTCAGCCAGTAGTGCTTCCCGTCGTCACCGTTGCCGATGTGAAACTTGTTTTCTTCTGGTGCCAAATTGTCCATTTTCTCTCCGTAGTATCGGGGTCTAACACGTCATTCCACCGGACGCAGGCCATAAAGCCGGCCTGCGCCTGTGAATTCATGCGTTATGCCTCTTCAAAATCAACGTTCTCGCTGTAGTAGCCATTGCTCTCGCCGTACCAGCGAATATCCACGTAGCCCTTGCGCGTGGCGAACTTGTAGAACGTCCAAGTGAAACTGTCTTGGTATTCCTTCGTCACACCGTCCGGGTTCGTGTCGCTGGTCGCTTCTTCGGCAACAAGGATCGGTTCACCCACCAAGTCGGCCAGGTCGCCAACGATGTCCTCCACCGTCACCGACTCACAGCAGTCTTGCCAGTGGTACAGCTTGTACCGCTTGCCTTCGCTGGTGATGAAAACAATCTCGTCATCGCCAACTTGCTCCGCCTTCGTCAGCGTCTTGCCAATCAGGTCTTTCAGTTCTGCCATTTCGTTCTCCAATCGTAAAAGTCGGTTCTGGTGCTACGGCGGCATAACACGTCGCTCAACGCGGACGCAGGCGATAAAGCCGCCTGCGCCGGTTAGCTAGGCGTTAGGTTTCACAACAGCCCCGC